ATATGCTTCAGGTACTGGCTCAGTATTATACTTAGGAGATGGAGTCATCTGCTTAGCAATCTTACGTGCTTCCTGATATTCCAGTGTACGAACTGCAACATCGAGAAGGTTTGTATTTGCTGTTTGAGATGAAGCATTCACGCCAATAGTGTTGCCAAGTGTTTTTGCAACAGTTGCTCTAGTAGTTCCTCCGGCATAAGTTGCCTGAGTACCAGAACGTGCGTGTAAGTAGGTGAGAAAATCCATCAGTTCTGCAGCCTGAATTGATTGTCGTTCAGTAATCTGCTGAATGATTGGATCTTGTGCTGCTGCTACAAGAACATCAGTTGTGGCAACGTATGAACCAAATTGATTCAACTTCACCTTAATGATGGTCTGTAACAAACTGTCGGCAGGAGGCTTTACACCCTCAGCCAACGGAACGAGTGGCAGACTAAACTTTTCAAATCGTTTCCAACGAACCTCCAGCCCGCCTTGACGTTCTTTAGTTTCTTTCTGTGCAAAACGTGCAAAGACCATATTCCTCTTTGCAATTGACAGAAACTTCTTCTGTATTTTAATGGCCTCTGTTTCATCCAGAGAACCATATTTCATGGTTCCTGCAACAGTTACCTGTCCAGTACCACCACGATTATGTGCGACTGCAGGAGTATTACTCCCACTAACCCAATTATTAGCCATTTTTCTTGCTCAATTAAAGTTTTAAATTAAAGGAAAGAGAACAAGATATTAAGGCTTAATCACCTATCGCATCAAACAATGCTTCGCCTGTTAAGCCCTGAGTCGGATCTGCTGTTGTGGACTGAGACTGAGATCCTCCCATTAGTTGTGAAGCCTGATGCCTTCTAAGGTCTTGTTGATCTTGACCTTGATACATCTGCCCACCACTTCCGTTCAGTTCCATGTACATCCTAATAACCTGTACTTTTGCCTCATTATCACCTTGAGTCATAGCTGTCCTATACATTGAGTCCTTATTAACCCAATCTATAAAAGACTGGTCGTCCTCAATACCAGGCCAAACACCATGCCCAAGTTGTCCATCAAAGAATGTTTGCCTTGACATTGAATCAAACTTTTTGTTCAAGTCACTGATAGGCTCATCATACTTCTCTTCAACAAACCGACTTACCTTGTCATCAAATGATTCTTGTTCTTGGGATCTGAATGCTGCCATCTGCTTCTTTACTATACGATCTGCAAGTCTTTCTGAAGTTCTCATTACTTCAGGGAAATCTTCGATCACTCGTAAATCATCTTCCGACAATTCATCCTCATCCTTATTAATTTTAGCCTGGGTATTTAGTTCGTTTTCACGTTCTATCACCGCAAGCCTAGCTCTCAGCTCTTGATTCTCTCCCTCTTTCTTCTGCTGTGCACTATATGCACGATCAGCATGAGGTCGAATATCATCATAGCTTTTAGTAACTGAAGCTAATTGTTGTCTCAATTCAGCTACTTCATCTGCCCCTGTATCTGCTTGCTCTTGCTCAGGCATTTCTCCAATGGGAGGTGCTTCTAGCATAGGTCACTCATCATTATGGGTTAACGTCTCACGAATCAAACGATCAAGGTCAAGTACATTCTTGATTTCTTTGATCTCTCCAATGAGCATATTAAAGGAGGCTACATCCTTTTCGTCATAGAGGGGCTTCTCTGAGAGTCTTTCCTCTTTCCGTTTAAGCCGTGCCAGTAAAATATTAGAGAGCTGCTCCCACCTCGGGTCTTCCTTGAGGCTCAGGAGGTAATCCAGCTTCTCCCTGTCCAAGCTCAAATTCTTGTTCTGCAGCCTGGATTTGTTGCTGTTGTTCTTCTTCTTGAAGTCGAACATTCTCTTGTTCCGCTAATTGCATTTGTTCAAGCATTAGTATTGATGTTTCTTTAAGTAAATCTGGCAAATCATCTGTTACCAATTGATCACCATCTTTTATTTTTGCCAGTCGCTCCTGTATAATACCTTTCCGAATATCTGCTGCAACTGCTTTCTTTTCATCAACCACTGCTTTTGTTTCATATATATCAGATTCAAGCTTTGCCATTTCCTGTTTCTCCTGCTCAGCTTGAGCTTGCATTTGCTGACCTTCCTGAGCTATCTCCTGCTCAGATTTAATAAGCCCATCAATATCTAATCCTAATCCAGCCTTTAAAGGTACTGCAAGTTTCTCAAAATTGAATCTGCCTCTCATCTCAGGCACTTGCCCAACAACCTGTATTAATTGAAGTATCTGATTGATAGTAACTTCTTTTGCCATGAATGTATCAAAGCTCTTAGCATGACAAAGAAAGTCCCCCTTAATCCCAGAATCCTCTGAATCAGCCATCAACCAATGGTAAATAGCTTGGACGTTTGCGGTGATCATATTATTAAGTGACCGCACCACTCCTGAAGTAAGCTTATTAGCATTCTCATTCAAGATCTGCATACCTGTTGCAGTCTTAGTCTGGTACTGTGCACCTGCACCCATTCCAATTGGGACTTGACCTGACGCTAAATCGGTATTCCTTTCAATTATCTTAAGGAGTTCTACTAACCCACCTGTAACATCTGGAATGTTTACAGACTTAAATGCATCATTAACACTCTCTCCTGACTTAAGCCGCCATATTTTCCCAGGATACATCTCATAAAAATCATCCGAAGTTGAATCAAATGCATTCGGATTAATTGCCGCCATTGGGAGGGCAGCCATTGTTTTTCCCTCTACGATCATACCATAGACGAAATTCATCATGTCCTGATCATCACGGATAGCTTCATATATTCCGCCACCCCAGATGCTATCTTCCTGCTCCTGCCAATAACAAAAGTCATATGGCAACCGACCATCAAATGGATTCGGCATAGCACGAAGAACCTTAGAACCAAGAACTGTGATAACTACAGGCATATGAATTGGTTCACCCTCTTGCTTAGGAGGGATATCCATATAAGGTTCTATATCCTCCCTACCTAACCCCCTATGCCAAAGTTCAAGTAGGGTAAAGTTCTTTGTCTCTTCTACACCCTGATTAAACCTACGAGGTGATATCCCCCCTGTATCCATAGTCGTCTGGCCTTCACCAGTTTCAATACAGCTTTCAACTAACATTGGATCAATAGCTCCATTACTTTTAATAGCTATCATCCTCAGTTCCTGTGCAGATAAAAATCTTCTTTGTATTACCCAATCAAGATCTGACTTGCCTGTTGCACCTGGAGAAGGAAACGTATCCCAAATTGATATCCATTCAACATGTGGAACCATCTCAGATTCAACCGCCTCTTCTATCATCTCTAACATCGGATCTTGACGAACTGTATGATAAAGAGGATAGTCAACCTTCTTTAATACTATAGACTTAGTGACACCTGTTCCATACAGTGTCATCTCATTAATAGCCTTACTTAATACATCTTCATAAAACGTTTCATCAAGGATATCCCTAATTTTATGTTCACAGTTCGTTGCCCTGTTAGTAGCTTCATCATATGGTTCTGGTGCTTCAAGTAGATCTGGGGAAACGAAACGTGGCCTACGGGATGGAGACAGTTTAAAAGGGACTTTGCCTTGTTGAAGAGTAGAAGATAAAAGTTTTGTCCTGGCTTCATGTACTTTTCTTTTAGTTAGATTAACATAAATGCCACGCTCTTTTGCAACATTAACAGCTTTAGATGTCGTGTCAGGGAACTCCCCCCTCATTGCGTGCCACCCCGACTCCCATATTTCTTCCCGTGTTTTGCGGTCTGAATCGGAAGCACCACGTTGATATAACTCTTGTACAATCAGACCAAGGGAGTCTGGTATTACTCCCTTATTATCTTCCGTATCCTCTGTTATAAAGTGGTTACTCTCAGGTTTTATTTCTGCCATTAAGTTTTACTCTTCTTCTTCTTCTTTTTCTTAGGCTTAGGCTTTGGCTTTAATCCGTACATAGTACCTTCTATTGGTTAGATATATATCGTTTTACGATATACCTAATCAAATTGGTTCGTCAACATAAAAAATTCTTTACTAGCTCTTTACATAGAACTCAGTACGTTCAGATTTTGGTAAAGAAAATACAGGAGCAGGGTCATGTGGATACATGTAGCACATATATGCCGCAATTGCAAGTGACATTACTCTATCATCATGACATCCATGTTGTGCAGTTTCCTTGCCATCTTTGTTAATAACAAATGTTTGAAGTTCATCAACTGTACCTTTAGAAAAAATATCTATCTGCTTTTCCCTAATTAATCTACGCAACAGATCAAGTATTAACTTCCTTGTTTTTATATTAGTATTGAACCCTAATCTCTTTTTCTGTCTCTGCCCACGTTCATCAAGGGCTTTCTCTATATACAGATTCTCGTATGAATGTATTGATGAGAGGAACTTCAAGGTTAGTAACCCATGATTGTTATTTTCAACCGCAACCAGGGCCATGTTATACCATGTGGCGATTGTAGTAATTACCCAAGCTAAAAGATCTGGATCTATCCTTGCCGCCCATGTTGCACACTCCTCATAAGTTTCTGCATCCAAGACTGTAATAACTGAGTAGTCTGAATCACCAGTCTGGCTAAGGATACCTTCTGATACATCTACCCCTACCCGGTATTCCCTAGTAATTTGCGGAGGATTAAATACAGACAGTTCCCCCTCAGGATGTTTCGACATAAAATAACGCATCTTTTCAGCACCATCCTTATATGCAAAGCCATTGACAGGTACTTCAAATTTCTTAGGGGGAGACTCCCGTTCTCTTTCATCTGCCTCAAACCACATCTGGGTTAATATCACACTATCAAATGCACTACGGCCTGAAGCCACAAAAGCCTCCCTTGCAGTTGTGGGATATTCCTGGTGAAATACACTAAGATCACCCTGACACTCTGGAGAAACTATCTTGTTTCTCCGCCACTTCAAGTGTTCAAGACTGATCTTGAACTCTAATACTCCATCGGGGGTATCATATGAAATCTCTACGCCAAGCAGTCCTCTCTCTTCTTCTCCTCCAAAAGATGGATTAGTTCCAAGAGATTTCTTAAAACTATCGCCTTTCTTTTCTTCCTCACTTAACTCAGTAGAGTACTCATCAAACACAAACCAGGGAAAAAAGATAGGCTTCAGTCCAGAATCATCCTTCTCTGCACGCCACCACTCACGTTCAAAATAATTACCTACTCCCTTGGCTGTACTTTCCAGCCAGATCTCTGTCCCATATCCCTGCATAACACAGTTCATTAAACCAGTTGCATATTCCTTTGCCCTGCCACCCCAACGTGCAACCTCAGAACAGTGAAGCATATCAATACCTGCACCTACAACCTCTGAACCTTCTACTGTACTCATACCATACCTGGAGTTCAGTCCTTTACCATCTACTGATCCCCATGTCAGTTCCTGTTTACCACTATAGTGTGACAGTGGTTTAATAAAATCTGGATAGTTCTGTTCCATAACCTTAGTCATCTGGAACATTTCTGAAGTTGTATTCTTGGAATGTGTACAGATATGTACAAGTTGGTTGAACATTGTAGCAGCACGTTTAAACATTCGTGCCTGAACGTAGGTAGAAATACCGAAACGTCTTGCCTTCAATACTATTATTCTTACGTGGCCTACATCCTTAAGTTGCTGCTGAGCTACTCCATGAAGTATCTTCTGAACTGAATTCATTTGAAATGGAATCAGTTTCTTTGTACCCAGCTCCTGTATCTTTAAACAATATTGAAAGTATACCGAGTGATCCTGAAGCTTATCCATAAGCTCCTGCATCGCCTCTTTATTAGATTTTGCTGCTGACATCTGCCTTTATAAATTCATCATACGGAGTGGAACCCTTCCTTATATTACACTCTTTGCAGCAAACAGAAAGATTATCCGGGTCAACAATCTGTTCCCTGGTCTCTAATCTGGAGAGAGGATGTTTGTGGTCTAGCACCCAGTCACCATCAACCTCTAATCTCTTTCCACATATATAACATGGAGCTGTATAGTGGTCTCTCTCTTTTGCCTTTAGCCAGCATTTAATATATGTAGTCCTATTGTACCCTCCCTTCCGCATCCTGATCTTACCAGCAGCCTTGTTCCTATGGAAAGCCGCCTTATCTTTACAGTTGCGATTACAATACTTCTGTACTGTTGGAGCACGGATATTAGTAGTGTATTCCTCACCACAATACTCACAGATTTTTATCACAGAATCATACTCATATACCGAGCAATCAGTATTGCATCGGAGATTCCATGATCTTTTTTACGGGTGAGTTTTATATTCGGATAAATTTGTCCGACTTTTTGAATTGACGATCCTTTCTCCTTGGGCATGTCTGCCAGCATAACCTTCTTCCAGGTTGGAGGTCGTATCAAGATGTACGGCAAGCCCATACCCACGCACAGACCCCTCAGAAAGCCGTAACTAGCCATATATCTGCCACTTGACACGATCCCCTGGTTTGGCATCGTCTGTGATTTTTCTATACCTACAGTCAAATCTACATAATATGGAGAGAACCTCCGAAATATATTCCTCAACTCCGGCTCATCCAACTCACGTTTCTTGGCTACCTCAATAATAGGCATGTCCTGATAGTGGATAACCTGCAGATCCTTATCCAATACCGCCAATGCTCCAGAAAAACCCGGATCAATTCCCAAGTACATCACCTACCCCCCATATACGTGCTAGTTCAGTTTGGATATCTCTCTCTTCTGTTCTATCAATCTGCCATTTTATATCACCTTCTACCTCAATCTTTGCTGGCTGATCTCCATACTTAGTTATTTTTCCACCATTCTTTAGATACTCCTCAACAGCAGACTGCATCTCTACCCTCTCCTTACTATCTGCCCTAGTAAACTCAGCTTCTGTAACTATTCTCTCACCAAAGACTGGAGAACACCAGGTAGCTTCAAATCTCTTTGCCTTCCTCTCTTTAGGCTTAGGGGGTAGAAGCTTACGTTTAGCATCTCTACGTTTAATCTGCTCAACTGTCCAGCAATGCTTACTACAATATCTTTGCCTAGTTGTTTTCGGAATAAGAAATCCACCACAGGTACTACAGTTAATTGGATCAAGCTGAAGTTTTTTACGTTTCTTTTTAGCTTTTTGAATTGTATTGTAATAAGAACATGCCTCTGAACAAAATATTCGTCTATGAGTCGGCAACTTCTTCCTACAAACAAAACATGTTTTCATTTTTCTTCTGCCTCAACCATAGTAAACATTGTACCTATACTATCGGCAATATCCAAAAAGAATGTATCAGATTTTAAATTCTCCCTTTCTGCCTGTGCTTGGAGATCTGCATAAGGTATGCCAGTTTTCCAGGAAACTGCTGCCGATGCTATCATCATAGCCAGCATAGCCCTTGAATCCATTACCTGCTTCTGCTCAAGCTTTATCTCCTTTGCTGTTTTCTTCTTTGCCATCATCCTCCTTTACAAGTTCTCCTTCAATTACATCCTCTATCTGAGGATTCATTTGTACATCTAGCTCCTTAAGTGCATCCTCAACCCTGAAGACATTCTCGTTCCTCTGCTCTATGTACTTATACTCATTAGGCATCGCAAGTGCAATCCTCTCACTCCTAATGATCTCCATGACTGTCTTAGCCTTAGCAGACAATAGATCAACCTCTGCCTTCTCATTAGACAGCAGCACCATCTCCTTTAACCTGTTTAACTCATCAAGATGCTGGTCTGATATAGTAGCCCTGGAATCTGCATACTTCCTTATCATACGAGTATGTACATCAGTCAGTGCATCCTCCCTCTTAGATGCATACTCCCAGTCACCCTCTCCTACATACTTTGCCAGAGTGCTTCTCCATATACCATACTTCTCAACTATCTGTCCTCTAGTGAGGAGACCAGACTCATAGTCAACCTTCATTGCAGCCTTCATAACAGCACGATGGTGTGCCTGCTCTGCCCTTGAACCAGTAGTAACCTTAGTACTGTTCTTGTTACCCTGCTTCTTGACTCTTACCCTGCTCCCTGCTTTGCCCATCATTCTCTCTTAAGTTAATAAAATTACAGTAGTGGATGGGGATATTAAAAAAATCCTCGCCACTAGGAATGCGTTTGGTTGGAATTTGTATGATGAATTTGTCTTTGAGGTGGACTCCGTTTACCAGAACTGCCCAACTACAGTCGTTATTCAATACCCAGAATACCAACCTGTCTGATAGTCCCAGTAACTTCTTCTTCCTTGCCGGGATACGGACTGTATTCCAGTTGGGCCACTTACCAGTAACCCAGCAAGTCTTTATCTCTACTTCGTGGTGTTCATCAACTATAGCCTTGATGTCAGCTTGATAGTCTTCAGTGTCAGGCTTTAAACGTAAACCCCTGTTTGTAAGCCATCCCCTTACTGCATCTTTTGCACGTTGATCAAACTTCCTGTTCTGATCAATGTAAAATGTTATAAAACCCCCCGGAATCCTTCCATGAGTTCCTCAATTGGTACGTTGTCACGTTTGCTACTCGGTATCCCGTCATGCAAACGCCTTGCCTTGTGAGTAGGCCTTAACTCTTTATTCTTCTTCTTCTCAATTTTTGCCATTATTCTAGCTCCTTCTTCCTCATGGAGCTTAATACGATCATCATTAAGAAGTCCACCCTCACCAGTCCACTGGTCAGGGAACCCCGATATTAGCAATAAAAATGGTATCCATATTAATAGTATCCAGGGACTCATGATGCCCTCCGTTTATTGGGTGTATAATTCAACTTGGTTATATATATTATAAATCAATATATATATCAGTGTCAAGTAATTTTTTGCATGGCTTTTATATAAAAGGGGTGGGGGTCAAAAAAAGGTGGGGGGGTGCGTGAGAGAGGGACTCCAATATATATATAGGTGCGGGCGGGCGGTCGCCCCTGGGGGGGGCTTGTGTGATACGAAAACCTTTTTATTTTGTCTCCAGATCTACCCCTTTTTTGAAAAACCCTTCGTCACCAACTTTTGGGGTTTTTGTAAAAAAATGCTATACTGGAATCAGATGCCGAGAGGCTTTTCCCTCACGACATCAGGCACATACCCGCATAATGCGTGCGTATGTGAGGGCAACATTGCCCACACGCACACTCACACGAAAGGAATACGATGAGTGATACACTGAACGAAGTCCTGAAGACCAATCGGGAAATCAAAGCCAACCAGAAAATCATCCTCGCCCAGAACAAGGCGATCATGGACGCTCTGGGGGTTAAGCAATTCCTGCTTCCGAAGGACGACGAAGCGAAGGCGAAGGTTGATGCAAAGGCGAAGGCCGATGCTGAGGCAGAGCCTCCCACGTTGAAAGAGCTTTACCGCAAGGGCAAAGCTTCGCTCAAACGTAGGGGCTTAACGCAAGCTATGTACCAGCACATGGGCACGTTCCTGAAGGGGCAAAGGCTCCAAGGAGACGACTATAAGCAGGCTTACATAGACTGCTATAACGTGAATGGTTACGGAGCATTGTAGCCATTATTACCCCTACTGCTTCGGTGGTAGGGGTTTTTTTTATGCCTAGTGAGGAGTAACGTAAATCAATTCGTTACAGTCTCACGTTATCCCTTGGTGCATCTAGCATTACAGGGATTACTCTAGTTAACCAATATAGCACCAATTTAGTGCTATATAAGCATAGGAGGAAGTATGCAGGAAGACAACAAAGCATTCCATCAAGCTAAGGCTGAAGTGTGGGAGCAGTTAGCTGTCATCGAACAGTTAATGAACATATATAAGGTAGGTAAGTGGAAGACCGAAGAAGGTAACGAGATTCTACATAAGTTACCAACCTGCCTAGAGCTGAGAGTTACGATCAATGATCTAACTAACAGTGTAATCAGGGAGATACGTGCTAGTAACGTATTTTACCCTTACCCTTAACAAGGAGAGTTATGTCTTATTTTAGACAACCAAAGACCAAGCACCTTATGATAGAGAAATCTAACGTAGATCCTGATGCCCTTGAGTATGGTGTCAAGTCAGTGGTGGTTGGTAAGGTTCCTGACTCATGGGATGACAGGCTTCAAGCCAACTGGAAGAACAAGGGTTGGAAGAACCAGTCCAAGAGAAGGAGTCAATGGAAAGGCAAAGCATAGCCTCAGTGTGGTACTGCATTTCAGGTGATCGAGGTGTAGTACCATGTCAAGCATATGGTGGTTAAGTCACTGATATTACTATACCAGTACCTTAACGAGCATATTATATTATATTTCTTATATACTATTAAAGAAGTAAATAAATAATATTTATTTATATTACTTAGACACTATCAGTATGTGTCTTCACTTCCTTAACCCTGACAAGTGATGCTCTGTATCCATCCTTAGTCTTGTATGACAGCAGGGTAGAGACTATGAACACCTTCATACCCTGAGTACCGAATACCCTCACCTTAGTAGCTTCCATAAGATCATCTCCAGAACACTGCTAAATTGGAAGGAGTAACGATCACGTATGTGATCGTACTGGCTTAGTATATTCCTTTCAATCTAGGGGTGTTTTAAACATCCTATCGGGACATTCAGTCCCAACCAAGTAATCAGTATGGTTGCTTGGCTCTTAATTAACACTCAATATGGAGAACATTATGAGTGCTGAAACAATGGTACAACTATCCTATCAGAACATCAAACGCAATCGTCCTTCAATGAGACATGCCTTTCAGGATACAGTTGAGGATTTACCTCAGTTTGAACCTGAGAGACATCAGTTCTTACGAAGGTGTGATGTTGAAGGTGTGTTACCTTCTTCGTTTGACAGTCATCCGACTGGGAGAACTAGGGTAGGTGTAGACTCCCCCCTCTTAAAGGATTTATCCCTTTGCACAGAGGAAAGAGTCTATCGCATACATGGTGAAGCTGGGTTTATTACCTGCTAACCATGATTACATGTAGGATTGCTGTCCTACGTGGTCTATCGAAACCACATCTTATGGTAACACATAGGGTGTGGTTCCGTCAACTATAACTTTGCATAGGAGAATGTATGAACAGATCAACAACATATCTGAAGAAGAATATCGACCTTGATGCACTGGAAGATAAGTCTAAGCAGGAAATTGCAGAGCTGATACTGAAGGTCTACGACAGGACATACAGTACAACTCGCAAGCAGATAGGTGACATTCTTATGGAAGACAACAAGAAGAGTGGGTTAATAAAGATCTTCTTGAAGATGAACAACTCAGACGATACATCGTCATACATAGATGCAACGCCTGTTACACCAGCTCCACCATCTATTAAGTGGACTAACATATCATAGGAGGATGAATGCCTAAGATAACTGAAGGAGAAATTGTTACTATCGTAGATCAAATCATCATAGATGTGGGTAACTTAGATTACACTGCTATCTATGAGCTGATTGAGAAATTAGCTGATCTGGATAGTGTAATAATAACTCCCTTGCTTAGAGGTTTTATATCGAAAGCACACCACAAAGCAGAGGAGGATGCATGAGTGTAGAAGATACTTTAAGTAAGGAGATTTTGGAAGATGTATCATCAGCAATAGATACACTTTCAAATTATGCAGAAGAAATCCATTGGCATACGAGGGACACCCTTGTAAGTTTGCTTGATGATTTATATGCAGAAGAAGTTTTACCATACCTAACAGACGAGGAGGATTAATGAAGCAGATAACAGACGAAAAGTTTATTGATAAGCTGGAAGCTTGGCTCCACAGAACTGTCGGTAAGACATGGGACTTTCGTTTTGAGGGTTCAGATAGTGAGGCAGGGAATGTTGGACTTAGTATCTCCATGCAAGTATGGGGTTTTAAATCTAACGAGGAGGATTCATGAGTATAGTTAAGGAACTTGTTGATGAACGATTCCAAGAACGCATCGACAAGACAATTAATGTGGCTGGTAAACACATGATACAAATACTTGTATTGCAAGGGCTTCCCTTAGTACTTAGGGATGATCTTGAAAAACATTTACTAGCTAAACTTGATGATCATTTTAACCACGTAGCTACTCATGAGGAACGTGAAGAGTTACTCAATGAACACGAGGAGCTACCATTCTAAGGAGGTACATGAAACTTAAAGACCTAACCGATTCCCCAACAGATTATCTGGATGCCTATTGTGAGGCAGTGCTTGGTCATACTAACTGGGCATTCACTCACACCCTTTGGGATGTCCATCTGACAGGGAATGACAGCAACTTTCATTCTGCTGTAATCTTTTATGAAACCCCAGCAAAGGAGGAGCATGAGTAATACTAAAACCTGTCCAAGTTGTAATTCACACAAGGTGGATCACTTCGTTAACGATGATCAGATATGGCACTGTCATAGCTGTTCAGAA